ACCTTTATTCAGTTTCCATGGTTGTAGATCAAAATTTAAATCACTTTTAATTTTTTCCCACCTTGAAGGATCAACAGTCTTATTACAATATTCTCCAGTAGTTGGAAAAACACCGTCATAACTATAGCGTAAATATTTTTGAGTATTTCCTGGATCTCTATATAAAAATAAATTGCTATCAATTATTATAGTTCTTTTATTGTTAAATTTTTGTAAATTTAAAACATCTTTTCTTAATCTTAGATGTTTTGTATTTTTACTATTTTTATGAACAAAGCCTTGCAGTATAGCAACGTCACAAGCCATAGGTTGCCATTGACGAGAAACCTGTCCTGTATCTAATCCAACACGATTTACTCCTGCTATAAACTTTTTTAGTATTGCAGGTTTTTCTGGATTTTTATTACCTGGAGGGATGCCGTTTAAATAACTTACTACTAACATAAATTAAATTCTTCTTGTATCTTATATGCTGTGCCGTCTTTCAATTCTGACGTAGTGTATTGACAATATGCTAACCAATGTAGCCAGTTGTCTACTTGTGTTCTATCAGGATAATATGGATCTTCTATTTTTGTAAAATCATTTGAGCATACACTCTTTGCTGCATTTATAGGAGCATCTGCAAAAGCAGGTATTCCGTAAGACACTGCTTCAGTTGCAGCAATACTATTGTATGTTACAACTGCATATATATCATCTTCATCTAACTGATTGAATATACTTTTATTACCGATGCGTTCTCTTCTTATTGGTTTATCTCTCACAATAATTTTTCTATCAGTATGATTTTTTAATTTTTCTAATGTACTTTTGACCCAATTGTCTCTTGTTATTCCATAAAATTTACACGGTTTTTCTGATGGAGTGACTAATAAAATATTTGAACCTTGTTTATTCCATTGTCGTTTATAAAAAGATTTTGTTGATACTTTTAATATTTTTTCAAATCTATCTGAAGGGACTAATATAGGTGATGTGTGTTGTACATCGTTTTTAACAACTCTATGATAATTTTTTCTCTTACCGCAATTACCTAAATAACCAGTATCAATATAATAAAAATCACGTCCTGATATTCTACACTCGTTTACTACTCTAAATTTGGTCATTCCTCTAAATGCTACAGGGTTATCAAGTGGCAAGTCTTTAAAAGAATCAGGGTCCGAAATACCTGCTTCAGTTCCGTATCTCCACAGTGTTAATATAGCATCATCTTCGTCAAGTATTATCATAGTCGTTCGATATCTTCTTCTATACAATTTTCACCATATTGAATTTCAATAAGTTTTAGTGACTCTGTTGTTTCGTTTGCTAGTTGATGCCACATACCTACTGGAATATGTAATGATTGATGTTTGATAAATTTTCCATATAATTCAAAGTCTGTAGATACGTTTAAAGTATAAACAGTAGCAGTTCCTTGATCAACAAACCAGTGTTCTGATCTATCTTTGTGCCGTTGCATAGATAATTTCTGCCCAGGCTCAACGGTTAATTCTTTCACTTTAACTTCCTTTCCTGATTCGTGCAATACACGGTAGTATCCCCACGTGCGATTTGTTTTTGGTGCTTTCCACTCTTGTAGTATCCAACTAGAACTATTCTTTTTGTCTTCTCCGCCAACACCAAATACATAATTTACATCGCTGTGTGATAGCATTTCTGGTATGTTATGTTTTGTCCGATCGCCACCGTTGGCAAATATAATTTTATGATTATTGCCCCAATGACTTTTTACTTTGTTAATAGCATCTATTGCTGTGTTATCATTATCATTAAAAGTAATAGCTTCGTCGACTACTTCTAACATTTCGATTATTTTTACACGCTCTTGCAAATTCATAAACGGTTTGCCTTTTTTACGCATTAACCATTCGTCAGAATTAACACCTACTATTAAGTATTGTCCCAATGCCTTTGCTGCTTTAAAATATTCAATATGACCAGAATGAAGAGGATCAAACCCTCCAGTAACTATTACTATTTCCATATAGATATTTATGTGCGCAGTTAACTACATAAATACTATCATGAGCATATACCTACCGCACAATGACACAGTTTTTATACATATACCTAAAACAGGCGGCACAAGTATATTACACTGGATGCAAGAAAACTTTGAACATGAAAAAAGAGGTGAAAAACATTTTGACTATAAAATGTATAAAAAGAAATTTGGAGATCCAACACACCACTTTGCATGTGTTAGAAATCCGTATGCAAGATTATTAAGTTGGTTTCACTATATGGGCGAACAGGCAAATGCTAGACTATATGCTGTCCAACAAGGAACACTTGACAAACCTCAGCCTTGGGACAAGTATGCATATAGAGCTTACAAAAGAGGATTTAAAACTTGGGTTAGAGAAGCAATTCATGAGCCAGCAGATAGAATATGGTCTTTTAATATCTTACAAAATCAAGTTGACTGGTATAATACAGAAACAGTAGATTTTGTTTTAAAGACAGAAACATTAGATAAAGATTTTGTACAGGTTCAAGATTGGCTCGATTGCCATGTACCGTTAGGTCATCTTAATAAAAGCAATCACGGTGACTACAGAGAACAATACGATTTTGAAATGAAATTAGTTGTACAAAAATATTTTGAAAAAGATTTAGATACATTTAAGTACATTTTTTAAGTAATACAATATACTTTACAATATCTCGAAGCGGACCTTTTTTTACTTTTGCTGTCCATTCTCTAACTTCTTCGTGTACTATTTCCCAATTTGATAATTTAGATATTTTTTCTTTCCACCACTTAGGCGGCTTAATAATTAAATGAGCATTACGTCCGTCACTTAGTGATTTTTTTGCAGGATGACACGCTATTAAATGATACTGATATAGTTGCGCTCTATGTGAAAGGTCTTTTAATGTGTTATCAATAAGATTAGGTTCAACATGTTCTAGTACATCACTGCTGTATACTAAGTCAACTTGATCTGGAAGTTTTATTGGGAATGTTACTGGATCGTATGTGTATACATTAATATTGTAATTAGACTTTAATGCAGAAGAAGTTAGTCCTTTTCCTGCACCAAAGTCTAATATACTATTAACTGATTGATTTTCTATAAGCTCTTTTACTTCGTTTGGAATATTTGATGCAGTTCCAAATGTTTTTTTGTTGTGTAAAAGTTTTAATTCTTCTAGATAATCATTTGAATGAGACATTACAACGTTGCGTCTTCCATACCTGCTACACGTAATTTGACTACGTTTGTAATTTGCCACTGTTTTTGATCAAGTGCTTTTAAAACACCTAACCATTTGTTACGCATGAGAGCAAATTCATTAATAATTTTTTCATAATCAACTACATCACTCTCACCGTCGACATATTTTTCAACATCACGACTTGATAAAGCTCTTTGATAGTTTTCAAGATATTTTTTAAAGTATGAGCTACGCAATCTACGTAATTCAATATTAAGGTAGTTAAGTATAGCTTCAATTTCTTGTAACTGATTAAAACGGTGTTCCACTATACCAGGCATAGCAGCCGCTGCCTTTTCAACATTACCTGAAAGTTTACATTCAATTTTTGCATCATTCAGTTCACGTTCAAAATGTGCTACTGCATCTGGTATTCTACCTACATCACGAGATATTTCGCTATACCAACCCATTAATCCCACTCATCTTCTTCATCAACATAATCTTCTGAATCAATATCTAAATAATAACCTATCGCTTCGTCAAGTGCGCTGTCAATTCCAAATAAATCTTTAAGTTGATGATCTTCGACGCCATAATCGGCTAAGTGATCAACAAACTTTTCAGCAACTATTTCAATTTGTTTTTTATCTAAATATTCTTTAAATAAAATCCAAATATCAGCAATTTGTTCTTCATTCATTTGTGGTAAGTTCCTCGATTGGTTGTACGTTATCAACATCTTCGTTGACATCGTCGTCAGAGGTATTTACCATATTTGCCTCTTTTTCAAGATAATCTGACATAACCATATCGAGTAATTCACCCGTCCATTTTTTACGATATTCTAAAATCTCTTCACCTGCATTAGTTACGTACTTGAGTCTGTTACCACTTTTTTCAATAACACCTTTTGCTTCAAAAAGTTCTAGTAATCCGCTATATGGATTCATTCCTGTTTCATAAGGAATTTTAACTTGTACGCCTTCGAAAGGTTTTGCATAACGTGTTTTCATCACTTTACAACCTGCTCTAATACCACGCACTTCACTAATCTTATTACCATCTTCATCTTCTTTAAGTTTTAGTTTTTTCATTGCTACAACAATTGAAGATGCATAGATAAATCCTTGACCGCCTGAGATTTTATCATCTGGATCAAACATATCTTGTGATGCGTAAGTGTGATTAGTACATACAAGACCTACATTATGTGAACCAATCATGTTTACAGTGTTACGAACAAGTGAAGTTAGTGCCTTAGGCTTACGACCCATATCACCTTTCATATCACCTTTGTTAAACTGATCTACATCTGTAGGTGTTAACAACATACCTAAACTATCAATTACAAACATTACTTTAGGACGATCTTCCTCTGGCATTGCTTTATAATCTGTCATAAATGTACTAATAGTTTTAGCAACATCGTCAATCATTGACATATTAAGTTTAAGTAGTTTTTCTTCTGACGTGTCTACGTCTAATGCATGTAGCCACGATTCGTCAAGTGCATTCTCTGAGTCAATAAGAACTACAAAGATTCCTTGTTCTTGAGCGTATTTTACAATGTTACCTGCACAGATATATGATTTACCTGCGCCAGATTCACCTGCAAATACAGTTACCTTACCCATCGGAACGCCTCGGTTAAAGTCGCCGCTGATAAGATAGTTAAGTGCAAAGTTGCCTGTACTAACCCAATCTGTAGGATCGTTAAATCCTGCACTCATACCTTGAATGGATTTTGTCAACGAGTTTCGAAACTTCGTTGGATCGAATGCTTTATTCGCCATATATATCTCCTATCTAAAAAGCAATGGGGGATTGCTCCCCCATAATGTTATTACTGTCCTTGACGTGCTCTGATCATTGCTAGAATGTCTTGAGCATTGCCACCATCTGCTGGAGCCGCTTCGGCTGTTGGAGCCGGAGTTGCCTCTGGTGTTGCCTCTGCTACCGGAGCAGCCGGTGCTGGGGTAGGAGTAGGAGCAGGCGTACTTGCTGTTGGTGCAACAGGATCACCCGTTGCTGCCGACATGCCTGCTGGACGGAAATAATTACTCCAACGATCTGGATCGTATGCTTCTCCGTCTACTGATGCTTCAAACATTTCAGTTAATACTTTAACTGCTGTTTCGTCTGGCTTCTTAGGTAGGAAGTCACTTAGATTAAACAAACCGTGTGTATTAATTGCATTCATCTCTGCATCACTTAGTGGACGCTCTCTACGAGCCCAATTTGATGTTGAGTAGTCTGCATAGCCACCTTTTGAACTCTTGTTCAAACGGAAGTCTACACCAGCAGTATAATCTGTTGGCAACTCTTCCATATCTGGATCCATTAATGCTTGCTTAATGATCTGGAAGATTTGTGGACCAATAATAAAACGTCTGATTGGATTCTCAGGTGCTTCATCATCGGCTAGCGGATTGTCCGTTACAAAACCTTGGAAAATATATGAACGCTTTTTCCAATACTTCCGACCCATATCTTCTAGACTTGGATCTTTGAACCAACCACGTACTTCTTGCAAGATTGGGCAAGATTCGCCATACATTTCCATGCATGGAACTTGTACTTGAACAGGTTTACTACCAGTTTCGCCTTTGATACCTGAAAATGGAAGTTTAATCATCAAACGCTCAACCCAGAAAAAAGTATTATCTGCATTGCCGTCAGGAAGAAAACGGAGTGTCGCACTCTGTCCTTCTTGCATATTCCAAAATGGGTAAATTGGGTTTGGACCACTTGGTCCTGAGTTACCTGATGAACGGTTCTCTTGTTCTTTGAGCTTTGCTCGGATTTCTGCTAATGATGCCATAGTTTGTGCCTCCTATAATGTTATGCCTATGTGCTTTGTGCCTTATTAACTTAATAGCACAGTATTTAATATACTACCATACTGTGCTATTGTCAAGTCTTTTTTTTAAATTCCTGCAAGTGCAAGAATATCGTTTTGTTCATTATTCATACGTTCGTGTTGAACAAATGTTTCATGAACTTTTTCTATGAATGCCATTGCTGGTTTTACATAGTTATCTCCATAGTCTTTTTCGACCATAGTTAGTACGGCAGTTTCGCCTTTTGGAAAACTACCTGTTTCTCTATCATAGTATGATAGTATAAATTCGCCTAATGGTGTCTTTTGTTCTTTTTCAAT